TCGTGTCGTGGGCGGTGATTCCAGGTCGGCAAGTTAAGAACGCTTACGCTCTTGCGGGAGAGATTGGGATGCTACTTGCCTATTTCCCGCGCATCACACAAGCCCAGATGTGTTCCGTAACGCACACGACGATTTTATTAGATAAAAGAAGAGCGATTAACATTGAAGATATGACTGCATTTGAGGTGCTAAATACACTCGCTGTAAGACTTACAGAGATTGGCAAGAGGTGATGGAATGACAAGATTAAGAGATTATTTAGAGTACTTGTTACCCGCACTTGTGTTCGCAGATGCGAGTATTATCAATTTAACCGTGATTGGTTCAACGGTAACACTCGTGCGATCAGCTAAAGCGGATATCGAGCTGGATGCCAAAGGGCTGAGTGCGGCAGAAATTATGGAGCGATTAGGGAAAAAACTAAGTGAAGGACAATAGAAAAGGAGAAAATGATGAAGATTAGTTTACAGTTTGACGGATATGACGAATTTACGAAGTATATGGGGAGATTTGCAGAGATTACGCATTTGCTCAAAGGGGAGACAGGAAAAGCAACAATCCAGGTTCAGATGCCAGCGGAAGTGAGCACCACACCACAACAAGCAGTTACACCAGTACAGCAAGCTGTTGTTCAGACACCACAAGAGGTTCCATTTGCACCAGTACAGCAAGCTACTCAGTCAGTTACACCTGTTCAAACTGAGGTGCATAATTATACATTAGATGAGTTGTCGAAAGCGGCGGTACAGCTGATGGATGCAGGAAAGCAAGCTGAGTTAGTGTCGTTGATCAACACTTTCGGTGTCATGTCCATGCCAGAGCTTCCAAAAGAGCGGTATGGAGAGTTTGCGGTGGCACTGAGAGAGTTGGGGGCACAGTTATAAGAATGACAGAATGTGATTTTTTGGAAGGATAGGAGAGAGTATGGGGCATGAAATGAGAAAACACGCCTTGCTCAGTGCGTCTAGTGCCCATCGGTGGCTAAATTGTCCACCGAGTGCAAGACTAGAAGAAGGGTTACCTAGTATCGTATCGGATGCGGCAAGAGAGGGCACTCTGGCACATGAGTTAGCTGAGCTAAAAGTTAGCTTATATTCAAGACCTTTAGATCTATCGAAGAAAGCGTATACAGCGGCGGTAAAGAAATTAAAAGAAGACGAGCTTTGGGACGGTGAGATGGAAGGCTATACAGACGAGTATGTCGAGTATATCAAAAAGACGGCTACAGCCTTCGATGCTGTGCCATACATTGATGTCGAAAAACGGCTTGACTTAACCCCGTGGATTCCTGATGGCTTCGGTACAGCGGATTGTATCCTCATCGGCGGTGGGGTACTCCATGTTATTGACTTTAAATACGGCAAAAACCCAAATGGCAGAGTGGAAGCTGATCACAACCCACAACTGATGTGCTATGGCCTCGGAGCTTATCAGGCATTGAGTCTAATTTACAAGATTGAGACTATCCGAATGACCATTGTACAGCCTAGACTTAGTGATGGAATCAGCGAATGGGCTTGTACGGTAGAGGTGTTACTAGAGTTTGGCGAAAAAGTAAAGAAAATAGCAGACCTTGCCATTAAAGGCGAAGGGGAGTTTAACCCAAGCGAAAAGACTTGTAGATATTGCAAAATCAGAGACCGTTGCAAGGCGAGAGCAGAAAAGAACGCACTTCTTGTTCTAGAAACAAGTAAAGACCCAAAAACACTGACAAATGGGGAAATTGCAAAGTACTTAAAACAGGGTGCAGATGTGTCAGCGTGGCTATCCGATTTACAGGCCGCAGCACTTGCAGAGTGTCTTGCCGGCCGAGAGGTCCCTGGGTGGAAAGCAGTAGAAGGCAGAAGCACAAGAGACTGGTCGAATATGGATAAAGCCTTTGAGGTCCTCACAAAAAGTGGGATTGATGAGGCGATGCTGTGGGAGAGAAGACCACTAAGCCTTGCACAAGTGGAAAAAGTCGTGGGCAAGAAAGAGTTTGCAGAGTTAGTTGGAGACTTCGTAGTAAAAAAGCCGGGAAAACCGACTATAGTCGAAGAATCCGACCGAAGAAAACCAATAGATACAATATCCGCAAAGGATGTATTTAAATAACATACAAAAAAGGAGATTAGAGATTATGCAAAGTAATAGTGTGACAACAAAGGAAGTAAGATTATCCTATGTGCATTTGCTTAAGCCATATGCACAGCAGACTGGGCAAGCCCCAAAATATAGCTGTACCGTTCTTTTACCGAAAGCAGATGTAGAGACAAAAGCTGCTATCGACGCTGCAGTTGAAGAAGCAAAACAAAGAGGAGTTAGCACAAAATGGAACGGTGTGCTCCCACCTAAGGTGGATGTTCCTATTCATGATGGTGATGGCACAAGACCATCAGACGGTATGCCGTTTGGGGCAGAATGCAAAGGCTGTTGGGTATTTACTGCGTCAGCGATAGAAAGCAGACCACCCGAAGTGGTAAATGCACAATGCGAGCGAATTATTTCAGCAAGCGAGGTTTACAGTGGTATGTATGCCCGCATAAACATTACCTTTTTCCCTTATATGGTTGGCGGAAAGCGTGGAATTGGAATCGCACTAGGCCCAGTGCAAAAAACAAGGGACGGAGAGACGCTAGGCGGAAGTACTCCATCAGCTGCGGATGTATTTGGCAAGCCAACGCAAGCCCAGCGGATTAACCCTATTACTGGACTACCAATGTAACTTCATATGATTTTATGGGAGGGCTTGATGCTCTCCCTTTCATCTAGGAGGAGAAATGAACCATTTGAGTATAGATATTGAAACAAAAAGCAGTATTGATATCGGTAAGGCTGGGGCATATCGGTATGCTCAGTCTAAGGATTTCGCAATACTGCTTTTTGCGTATAAGGTGAATGATGACGCTGTACGCATTGTGGACCTCGCAAGAGGCGAATTAATCCCTGAGGCTATAATTTGTATGCTTAGTGATGTAAACACAATAAAACACGCTTACAATGCGTCATTTGAATGGTACTGCTTAAACCGCGCAGGATATAAGACACCAATTGAACAGTGGCGATGCACAATGGCCCACGGACTGTACTGTGGCTATACAGCCGGACTAGAAGCAACAGGTAAAGCCATTGGACTTCCATTAGACAAGCAAAAATTAGCAACAGGTAAGGCCTTAATTCGATACTTTTGTGTTCCTTGTAAGCCTACTCGAACAAATGGTAATCGAGTATGGAATGAGCCACATCACGATATGGATAAGTGGAAGCTATTTAAAGAGTACTGCATTGGGGATGTTGTGGCAGAGAATGCCATTTTAAAACGATTAGAGCTATTCCCTATGCCTGAGTCAGAAGAAAAGCAGTGGCAGATGGATGTCTTAATGAATGCGTATGGCGTAAAGGCCGATAAGGAATTGATCGATGGGGCACTTGCGATCGATGCAGAAAGTACTGATCAACTTACGAAAGAAGCCATCAACCTAACAGGACTTGCCAATCCAAATTCGACCACGCAACTTTTAGCGTGGCTATTGGAGAAGAAAGTTGAAGCAAAGGACATACAAAAAGCTACAGTGGCAAAGTTAATTGACGAAGTTAAGGACGATAAAGTCAAAAGGGTACTAGAAATTCGTCAGCAATTAGGAAAGACTTCAGTAAAAAAGTACGAAGCGATGAAAGAGTCTATGGGAGAGGGCGACAGAATCCGAGGACTGACGCAGTATTACGGTGCCAACCGTACAGGACGCTGGGCAGGAAGGCTAGTACAGATGCAAAACCTTCCACGAAATTACATTGGAACTCTTGATATGGCAAGAAAGATGGTGAAGGCAAAGGACTATATTGGCCTAAAACTGGTCTACGGCAATGTTCCAGATACGCTCTCCCAGTTAATCCGAACCGCCTTTATCCCTTCAACGGGGCATAAATTCGTAGTGGCCGACTTTTCTGCCATTGAAGCTAGGGTGATTGCCTGGCTAGCAGGCGAGACATGGGTTAATGAGGTGTTTGCCACGCACGGTAAGATCTACGAAGCTACAGCATCACAAATGTTTCATGTGCCGATTGAACTCATTAAAAAAGGCAATCCCGAGTACAGTCTTAGACAAAAAGGCAAGGTTGCTACACTTGCACTTGGGTACCAGGGTGGAACAGCGGCATTGGTTGCTATGGGTGCACTTTCAATGGGGCTATCAGAAGATGAATTACCTGATATCGTGCATAGATGGAGAGCCGCCAACCCTAGGATTAAAGATTTGTGGTATGCCATTGAAGCCGCGGCTATTCAAGCTGTAGAAACGGGGCAGGCCCAGGCAACACACGGACTATTATTTGCAATGGAATATGATTTGGTGTACGGACAGAGCTTTTTAACGGTTACCCTGCCATCAAAACGAAAATTGTTTTATCCAAAGCCATTCCTTGCACCCAACCAATTTGACTCTCCTGCTATTCACTATTATGGCATTGATCAGAGTAAAAAATGGAGCGTGGCGAATACCTATGGCGGAAAGCTGACGGAGAATATCGTACAAGCAATCGCAAGAGATTGCCTTGCGGTCACTCTACAACGGATTCACGAAAAAGGCTTACAGGTCGTGTTTCATGTGCATGATGAGGTGATTGTAGATGCACCTATGGAAACGACCGTAGAGGAGCTTTGTGGCATTATGGCACAGCCTATTGAATGGGCACCTGGGCTAGTCTTAAAAGGTGCTGGGTTTGAAAATGACTATTACATGAAGGACTAAGGTATGAAGAATGACAGAAAAATCTTAATTAGCTCTGCGGGTTCAAGAAAGGCCGTTGTTTGGTCAAGAAGTAGCCTATTATGGTCAGAATTTACACAGAAGCTAAAAGTTCCTGTACGAGGGCAGGCGACAATGGAAGAATACTTAAATCTTCCAAAGCAAAGGCAGGATGAATTAAAAGATGTGGGCGGTTTTGTAGGCGGAACTTTTAAGGATGATCGAAGAAAAGCCGCTAATGTAGAGGGGAGAGACCTTATCACTCTAGATCTGGATAATATTCCCACAGGAAAAACAGAAGATATTATCAAGCGTGTGACGGCCTTAGGATGTGCATCTTTAGTTTATAGTACAAGAAAGCACGCTGCATATGCTCCAAGGTTACGAATTGTAATTCCTTTAGATAAAACAGCATCAGCAGATGAATATGAGCCGTGTGCAAGAAAGTTAGCCTCCCTGATTGGGATTGAATTCTGTGACCCAACCACATTTGAAGCATCGAGACTGATGTACTGGGCAAGTACCTGTGCGGACAGTGAGTATGTATATGTGGTCAATGACAAGCCATTTTGTAGTCTTAATGGTATTTTAAACACTTACGGAGATTGGCAAGATGTGACGCAGTGGCCACAAGTGCCAGGAGCTGAAGCCATCGAAAGAAGAAGGCTAGCAAAACAAGAAGATCCGACAACAAAAAGTGGCGTTGTGGGTGCGTTTTGCAGGACTTACCGTATCCAAGATGCGATGGAGAAGTTTATTCCGGGAATGTATGAGCCTACAGCGATACCTGGGAGATACACCTATACAGGAGGCTCTACCGCAGGCGGGGCTGTCATTTATGACGGAGACTTATTTATGTACTCCCATCATGCTACAGACCCTTGTTCTGGTCAGTTAGTTAATGCATTTGACTTAATTAGACTACATAAGTTTGCAAATAAGGACGACGAAGCAAAGCCAGATACGCCAGCCAATCGACTTCCATCCTATACGGCGATGGTTGCCCTGGCCCTAGCAGATAAATCAGTAGCCGATTTAATGACAAAAGAGAAGTTTTTATCTGCTAGAGAGGCATTTGCAAGTTCCTTTCAAGTTCCAGAGTCTGCAAACAAAGCGTTAGAGGCTTCAGAAGATGACCTTGAATGGGTCAATCAGCTAGCAAGAAATGAGTCGGGGGCGATTCTTAAGACCGTCAACAACATGATTATTATCTTAAAGAATGATCCATCATTAAAAGATAAAATTGTCACAGACGAGTTTGCTGGCCGTGGCCTTGTGATGGGTGCTGTACCATGGAATGCATCGAATGAACGCAGACAGTGGGACGATGCAGATGATGCGGGGGCATTCTGGTATATGGAAACCTTTTATGATTTAGGCTCAAGAGACCGACTTGATGATGCCCTGACTATCGTAGGGGCAAGTAATACCATTAACGAAGTAAAGGAATACCTGCAAGGCTTAAAATGGGACGGTAAGAAAAGAGTAGAACGACTTTTACCCGATTACTTAGGGGCTGAAGACAGTGTATACACCCATGCCGTAATGAAAAAATCACTATGTGCGGCAGTGGCTAGAGCCATGTCAGGAGCTGTGAAATACGACTATATGCCAATCTTTACTGGACCACAAGGACTAGGTAAGTCTACATTCCTTGCCATTTTAGGTAAAAATTGGTTTTCAGATTCATTAGCTACCTTCGAAGGAAAAGAAGCGGCTGAGCTAATTCAAGGGACTTGGATCAATGAGGTTGGAGAGCTTACAGCGATGACAAGGCAAGAAACCTCCGCAGTAAAGCAGTTTTTAAGCAAAAAAGAAGACATTTATCGTGCAGCCTATGGAAGACGGACAGAAAGGCATCCACGGCGGTGTGTGTTCTTTGGAACGAGTAATGATGCAGAGTTTTTAAAAGATGCTACAGGTAACCGCAGATTTTGGCCAGTAGATGTCGGGGTATTCCCAGTAAAAAGATCGGTTTGGAAAGATTTGCCAGAAGAAGTAGATCAAGTATGGGCAGAGGCATATATGTATTGGTCTTTGGGAGAACCATTATATCTTAATAGTGAACTGGAGGAGATGGCCAAAGAGCAACAAGAGCAACATAAAGAATTGACAGGCAAAGAAGGCGTTGTTCTTGATTACCTTGATAAGATGGTTCCTGCCAACTGGGATTCCATGGCTTTAAGTGCAAAGCGAGCTTTCATCCAGGGCAATGTCACTGGTGTAACAAAGCTAAAGAATCTTGACAGAGTATGTGCAGTGGAAGTCTGGGAAGTTTGCTTTGGAGGTGACAAGCGATATATGAAGAAGTCAGATGCCATAGAAATCAATGCCATCTTAGGTTCTGCAAAAGGCTGGACACGAGATAGATTTTATACATCTGCTTATGGAAGACAGAGAGGATTTAAACGCATTTAGCACGGGACAACCTATGGGACAACCCACGGGACAACGGGACAAGTGGGGCAAGAGGTCTGTAGGACAAGAAAAAATTTGTCCCGCAGTTGTCCCACGGCTTTGTCCTTTGAAAAATGGCTTATATTCGTTATTTATTAGCAATGGAACAAACGGGACAACAAATCTATATATAATATAAAAATAGGGGGATTAGGGAGATTAGGGCGTATATATATAGCCCCTAACACGCCTATTTGAAATATACATATACACGTGTAGAAAGTTTGTTCCGTTGTTCCAAAAGGAGTAAAAGATGTTAGAAAGAGATTTAGAACAGAGATTTGTAAGGGGCGTTAAGAGAGCAGGCGGGGGATGCTTTAAATGGGTCAGCCCAGGTAATGCAGGTGTGCCTGATCGCATTGTCGTCATTGATGGACGAGTGATATTTGTCGAACTAAAAACCGAACACGGTAGACTAAGTATTTTACAAAAAGCCCAGATTAGAAAATTGCAACAACACGGTGTAAATGTGAAGGTCCTCTATGGCCAAGCTGAAGTTGACGCCTTTGTTGCAGAATTGAAAGGCGGTGAGGTTTAATGCAATTTGTTCCCCACGCATATCAAAAGCATTGTATAGACAAAATTATTGAGCTAGACAAAGTAGGACTGTTCTTAGATATGGGACTAGGAAAGACCGTGACGACGCTGACGGCCATCAAGGAATTAAAGTATAACCGCTTTCAAGTTCGTAAGGTCTTAATTATTGCACCAAAGAAAGTGGCTGAAGGAACTTGGACAAAAGAAAAGGATAAATGGGACCATACACAAATGCTTCGAGTGTCTCCCGTTCTTGGGTCAGAGAAAAAAAGAATAAAAGCAATTAACACACCATCAGACCTCTATGTCATCAATCGTGAAAATGTGGTATGGCTGGTTGATTATTATCGCAATGCATGGCCTTTTGATATGGTTGTCATTGATGAGTCCAGCAGCTTTAAGAATCACTCTGCAAAGCGATTCAAGGCACTTGTGCAAGTAATGAGTAAAATTAAACGCCTAGTTGAGCTCACAGGAACACCTAGCCCAAATGGGTTGAATGATTTATGGAGTCAGATTTATTTGCTTGACGAGGGCAAACGGTTAGGCAAGCGGTATGGGCAATTTCGAGAACGCTATTTTGATCCAGGACGACGAGGCCCGCAGGGCTTTGTGTATGATTACGACCCAAAAGACGGTGCAGAGCAGTCGATACTTTCCGCCATATCCGATATTTGTATCTCCATGAAGGCTGAAGACTATTTGCAGTTACCCGATATGGTAATCCATGAAATCCCTGTGTCCTTAGATGCGAAAGCCGAAAAGGTCTACAAGGAGCTAGAACGAAAAATGATTTTAGAGCTTCCAGAGAACGAGGAGATTAGTGTAACCAGTGCGGCGGCACTTAGCAATAAGCTTTTACAGCTTGCCAACGGTGCTGTATACGACGAAGAGCATAAAGCCCATGAAGTCCATACTAGCAAGTTGGATGCCTTTCTTGAGCTTGTAGAGAGCTTACAGGGCAAACCCCTGCTTGTCTTTTATAACTTCCAGCACGACAAAGAAAGAATCTTAAAAGTTCTAGGCACAAAGAAGTTAAGAGTTAAAGAGTTAAAGACCGTGCAGGATGAGGATGATTGGAACCATCAAGAAATTGATATTTTGCTTACACATCCAGCAAGTAGTGCCTATGGGCTCAATCTTCAGCAAGGCGGAAATCATGTATGTTGGTTTGGATTAACCTGGAATTATGAGTTGTATACGCAGGCAAATAAGCGACTACACAGACAAGGACAAACCGAAAAAGTCATTGTGCATCACTTGATTTGTTCAGGCACACGAGATGAGGATGTGATGAAGGCCTTGAAGAAGAAAGAGGGCGTGCAGGACTTTGTGATGGAAAGCTTAAAGGCGAGAATTCGAAAAGTAAGGGAGGGGCTAAATGGATAAAAATATCTTAGTGGCGTATATTGATGCTTGTGCATTGGTTACTGAGACAGAACAAAGAATTCAGATGTTGAAGAAAAAGCAAGAAGAGTTACAGACCGATCGAGTGACTGGGAGTAACCCTGATTTTCCCTTTGAGGCAAAATCCTTTAAGATTCAAGGTTTAGTTAGTCAGTTAGGGGAGATTGAAAAGCAGGAGAACCTATTACAGGCTCAGATGGAATCCGCACAGGAGTTAAAGACTGCCGTGGAAGTGTGGTTGCCAAGTGCACCCTTACAAATGCAGAGAATCATCCGATTGCGGTTTTTTGAAAAACTTTCGTGGTGGGCTGTGGCTGATCAGCTTGGGAAAAATCATACTGGGGACAGTGTTAGAAAGAAAGTTGAACGGTTTTTGAAAAAAAATTAAACTTTTTTATGAAATGTCCTGAATGTCCGTTTTGTCCTGATATAATGATAATTGAGGAACAAGGATTTCTCGTAAACACTGTACATAGCCTCCGTAGCATGATGTGTTTTGAAACTTGCAACTTGCAATCTTTTCTTACAGTTTTGTGATTTCTCCTTCTAGGCAAAGGCACTGCGGATGAAGTAATGTCTTTGCCATAAAAGAAATCTATAAACCAAACAAAGATTAGTCCTTTCAACGAGTCATAACTTAGTAACAGTTCCTGGAAAAGCATCTAAATGCAGTTTTGTGTTTAGATGCTTTTTAATAGCCGTAATAAAAGTATTTAGTGTATTTTGTTCACAAATTTTCAAAATTATATTGACATATCGGACACGATATATTATAATATAAGAGTAGAAAGGAGGTGAACAGAATGGGGAAACGAAGTTCTCGAAAGAAGAGAAATAAAAAGACTCCCATCAAAATCAATCCTATTGTTAAACAGATTTTGATAGGAGTTGCAACTGGAACACTGGTTCATATACTGGGTAAGTTAATTGACCTGATGTTCTAGCTAGAATGGGGCTTGTTGGTGACAAGTCCCTCTCTAAAAAGAATAACACAAGAACCCATTCGAGTAAAGATGTTAATTGAAGTATTAAAAGTAGTTGCTAAAGTTATGCAAATCGCAGGCATTGCAATTATTGTTGCAAGCTTAGGCAGAGGACTTTGGTATCTTATCACAAAATACTTAGACAACAAAAGGAGAAGGTAATGGCAACGGCACAATCAAAGGCAACAAGAAAGTATGAGGCGAAAGCTGGTTGGATGTCCAAGACCTATAAGCTGAAGCGGGAGGTCGTAGAGAGGTTTGCACAGGCTTGTGAAAAGCAAGGTGTTAGTCAAGCAGGGCAGTTAGCGAGAATGATGGAAGAGTTCATCAAGGAAAGCGAATAGCGAAGTATAGAAAGCACTCTAGCAATAGGGTGCTTTTCTTGTCGCTCTTGAAAGATAAGATTAGAATTTTCAAGGTACTTCTGAGGGGGTGTCCCATATGCGGGGCGAGGAAAGTGCGACATTTTTGGCGATAAAGTATAAAAAAATGTGGCAATTCCTTCCTCTGTCTAGGGAGGGGGTGTGAGTAAAAATGTATGTCAATCAAAAAGAGTTGGCCCATATTTTAGGGATAACAGATCGCCGAGTACGGCAATTAAAAGAGCAATATGGGCTATTTACGAATGCTGAGACTGTTGAAAGTAAGAAAAAGTATAAATTAGACTCCTGTGTTCAAGAGTATATAGCTTATAAACTTGAATCCGAGGGACAATCTGAGGGGAGTATTGATCGTACAAAAGAGCAAGCAGAACATGAAAGAGTTAAAAAGAAAATTTCTGAGCTGAAGCTGAAAAAGCTTCGTAATGAGCTACACTATGCAGATGATGTTCAAGAATTCCTCACAGATATGCTATCTAATTTTAAGAATAGTATGCTTGCTTTGGCTCAAAGATGTGCACCACTCGTCGTTGGTGAAGATGATACCAAAAAAGTCCTAGGAATTATCGAAAAAGAAGTTTACTCTACATTGGAACAGTTATCAGAGTATGATCCAGAAGCAATTGAGCGGGGGCATATAGATGATGAGGAGGATGATGAAGATGATTGAGAAAGGAAGTTAGAATGTGTCAAAAATCAGTGAGAGGAGGAAGGCAAGAAAAAGAACAAGGGGGCTGTTTGTAAGGATCATTAAAAGTACTTTAAAGGCACCTGAAAAAATAACAGTAAGTGCATGGGCTGAAAAATATCGAATATTGGATGAATCAAGTAATTTTGCTGGGAGATGGAGCAATGATATTACTCCCTATCTTGCTGGAATAATGGATACTTTTAATGATCCTGATGTACAAGAGATTAACTTTTGCAAACCAACTCAGGTCGGGGGAACAGAAGCTATTTTAAATATGCTAGGATGGATTATTATGGATGATCCAGCACCGACGATGATTGTTTATCCGGATGATGATTTAGCGAAAGATACATCAAATGATCGGTTGAAGCCTTCTTTGTGTAAAACGCCAGAGATAAAATCAAGGTTTTATGAGAACACATCTAAAGAATTGAACTTAAAGTTTCGTGGAATGCGAGTTTATTTGCGGGGGAGCAATTCGCCGAGTAAGTTAGCAAGTAAAGCAATAAAATATCTTTTCTTTGACGAAATAGACAAAATGAGTGGCGCGAGTAAAAAAGAAGCTTCACCATATGCCCTTGCAAAAGAAAGAACGAGAACTTTTCCGTGGAGTAAAAAAATTTATACTTGTTCAACACCCACTCTAAAAACAAATTATGTTTGGGATTTACACGAAAAAGCAGATGAACAAAGGAAATATTTTGTGCCTTGCCCACATTGTGAGGAACATATTTTGTTGTCATGGAGTCAAGTAAGATTTCAAGGTGGTGAGGATAAGACGAATGAGGAACGAGCAAATACAGCAGTGTATGTTTGCCAAAAATGTGGTTGTTTAATTTCTGATAAAGAAAAAGTGAAAATGCTACGAGAAGGGGAATGGAGAGCAGTTAAAAAGAATTGTACAGGGAAGGCAAGGAGTGTTTCTTTTTGGCTGAATGCTTTGTACTCTCGATTTTTAACATGGTCGGAAATTGTCCTTGAATTTTTAAAATCGAAAGATGACCCAGAGCGGCTTCAAAATTTTGTGAATTCTTGGCTCGCCGAGCCATGGGAAGACACGAAGTTAAAAACGAATGCAGAATTGGTTATGGATAGACAGACTGATTTGCCAGAACTAGTGGTTCCATCTTGGGCTAAGATGTTAACGGCTGGAGTAGATGTACAAGAAAATAGCTTGTACTGGAGTATTCGGGCCTTTGGGAATTACTTTACATCACAAAATATTGCCCATGGGCAAGTGAATTCGTTTAATGAGATTGAAGAAGTGATGAATCTTGAGTATAAGAAAGAAGACGGAACGCCAATGCTCGTTCGTCTTTGTCTTGTTGATTCCGGTTATAATGCAGATGCAACTTATGATTTTTGTGCACGAAATTCTGACTTTGCTCTGCCAGTAAAAGGTTCCAGCAATCCAATGCAGAGTCATTATAAATTTTCTACAGTTAATCGTACTGCATCAATGGCCCACGGAATGAATTTGGTTATTGTTGATGGTGGAAAATATAAAGATATGATTGCTGCACGAATGAAAAAAGAAAATGGTGTTGGTTCTTGGATGGTTTATAAGGGTTGTGATGAAGAGTATGCAGAGCAAGTGACATCTGAGCATAAAATTACTGTGAAAAAAGGTAGTAATTCAAGCTTAATGTGGGTTCTCAAGCATTCGCACGCAGATAATCATTATTTAGATACAGAAGTATATGCGATGGCTGCTGCTGATACTTTGGGTATTAGAATGTCACACTTGCAGGATGAAATTCAGAAAACGAAACACGATAGTAATAGAGAGCAATCTCAAACTTATACGGATACAGAAGAAACTTGGATAAATCAAAATGAAAGGTGGTTGAGTTGATGGCACAAACAACAGAAATGATGCTTTCTGAAGTAGAAACTGCGATTACTACAGTACTAACTGCAGGTCAATCATATAAAATTGGTTCGAGGTCATTAACAAGAGCAGATTTGAATTTGTTAATTAAGATGCGAAATGATCTACGAACACAATTAACTCAGGAAGGCTCGAATGGGCTGTTAGATAATACATATCTTGCAGTGTTTGAGGGGCGATAATATGAGCTGGTTAGATGGTTTAATACAATTTATATCACCCGAACGAGCAGTTAAGCGTGAGGCATGGCAGCAGACACTTGAGCAGATGCGAAATTATGATGCAGCGAGCTATGGGAATGGAAGTGCAAACTGGAGATCTGTGAATGAGGCAGCAGAAGCTACAGATAGGTATAGTAGAGATATTGTTCGTGCGAGGGCAAGAGACCTTGAACGCAATTCTGATATGATGAATGCTATCATTGGGGCATACACACGAAATGTTATTGGTGGTGGGTATAATCTTCAGGCCAAGACGGATAATGAAGAACTGAATGCTTACCTAGAAAAGGCGTGGCGTAAATGGTGTAAAAAAAGAAATTGTGATGTAACTGGAACGCAGTCGTTTTTGCAAATGCTGAGAATGTGGGTCCAACGGAAAAAAATTGATGGCGGAATTTTAATTGTGAAGCGATACACAGAAGGCGGTTTTGTGCCATTAAAGTTACAGATGTTTGAAGTCGATGAATTGGATATTAATCAACTAACGCCTAGATTGTTAAACAATAAGGTTGTTGGGGGTATAGAATTTGATTCTTATAATCGCCCAGTTGGATATTATATTCGGCAATATAGTGTAGATGGAATGACACCTTTAGGATCAATTTTTATTGATGCAAAAGATGTCATTTTTCTTTACTCGAAACATAGACCTTCGCAGATTCGAGAAATGTCAGATATGTCTCCTACAATCAATCGAATTCGTGATGTAAATGAGTTTATGACTGCTGTTTCAATTAAAGAGCGTATTTTAGCTTGTTTGTCAGTATTTATTAAAAAGCAAGTACCAACACAGAGCTTTGGAAGAGGCGGGACAATAGCCTCGCAACAAAGTTATGAAGGAAAGACGATTGCTCCAGGCATGATTCGTGAATTAAATGCGGGTGATGATGTTCATGTAGTGAATCCAGCAGGCCAAGGAGCAGATGCTACAAATTATATTGCAGTTCAACAAAGAATGATTGCAGCAGGTCAGGGTATTAGTTACGAAGCTACTAGTCGAGATATGTCAAAGAGCAATTATTCTTCTGCTAGGCAAGGCATTATCGAAGATGAAATGACTTATGCGAGTGAGAAAGAGCTTTTAATTGAGGCTTTAGATGAAATTTATGAAAGTTTTGTAATTTCATTATGGTTGTCTAAGAAGATAGATATTAAAGATTTTTGGGAGAATAAAGATAAGTACTTTGAGCATATTTGGATTGTCGCTCCAAAGCGATGGATTGACCCACAAAAAGAGGCTAATGCAAATAAAATAGCACTTCAGACAGGGCAGAAAACATTTATGCAAATTTCAGCAGAACAAGGAAAAGATTGGAAAGAACATATAGATGAGATTGCAGATGTATTAAGCTATGGCAGAGAGAAAGGTGTTGATTTAGGAGGTATTATTTTTGGAAAATCAGAAGGAGAGATGTATGAATAAAATGAGAGTTAAGGCAAGAGCAGAGCCAACAAGGCAGATGACTAGGGAATTGACAACACATAGTATCAGAACGGTAGAGGGCACTGGAAATGAGAGGAAATTTATTCTGTCGTTTTCTTCTGAGGAACCATATACACGCTTTTACGGAACAGAAATTCTTGATCATAGTGAAGGTGCAGTTGATTTGTCAAGATTAAATGAAATTGGAGTTTTACTTTTTAATCACGATAGAAATACCGTAATTGGAAAAATCAATAGGGCGTGGATTGAAAATAATAGAGGTCAAGCTGAGGTTGAATTTGATACGGATGATAAGTCTGAGATTATTTATCAAAAAGTGAAGAGCGGAACATTAAAAACGACTTCCGTGGGGTATGTGATAGATTCGTATGAAGATGTATCGGTAAATAAAACTTCAAAGGATGGAAGATTTAAAGGTCCAGCTGTAGTTGCTGTTAAGTGGACACCTTTTGAAATTTCGATTGTAAGTGTGCCTGCAGATCCAACAGTAGGCGTGGGTAGAAGTTTTGAGCGTGGTCGCTCTATGGTGTGGTTTGAAAAGCAACTTAAAGCTAATCAAAATATGATAGGAGATTGATAATGGATAAAAAAGAATTAAGAAAGCAAAAATTGGAACGCCAAAATGAACTTTTGGCTGATGCAAAGGCTAATGAGCGTGACTTAAGTTCCCATGAGCAAGATGAATTTGATACTCTACAAAAAGATATTGACACTTTGACAGCGGAAATTAATTCAGAGACTGAGCCTACAGAACAAAGAGCCATTGAGGCCGAGAGGGAGAGAGTCAGAACTATTATGTCTTTGTGTGAGGATTTTGGTCTTAACGCTCATACATATATTGAGAGTGGAATGACTATTGATGGAGTAAGGTCTGCGGTACTTACAGACTTAAAAAACAATAGAGCACCTGTGGTAGGAAGGGGGATTATTGTAACTAAAAGTGAAGAGGACAAGTTTAGAGATGCAGCGGCAGACGCACTTTTGATGCGTGGTGGTGTAACCATTCAGAATCCAGCTGATGGTGCACGAGAATTGCGCGGTATGTCCCTCAGGGATATTGCTATTGAGTCACTTACGAGATCAGGTGAGGTGGGGCTTAATAGAAAAAGTTCAGATGAGTTGTATGGAATGTTGAGTAGACAATTTTTTAATCCCTCTGCTGCATTTCCTTCCATTCTTGACACGACAATTAATAAAGCCTATGTTGAAGGACATAAGAATGTCGAAGTTACTTTTGATAAGTGGACAAAAAAGGGTAGTTTGGCTGATTTTAAGGTGAACAATAATCAATACCTTGCGGGGGCTGCTGGAGAATTTATGGAAGTGCCTGAAGGCGGGGAGATCAAAGCAGATAAATTCAGTGATGTTAAGCGACCAGCAAGGCAATTGAAGACTTATGGCCGTCAATTTACCTTAACGAGACAAGCTTTTATCAATGATGATATTGGTTTAGTTACATCTATTCCTGCAAAGTATGCTGCAGCTGCAAGACGCACGATCAATACACAATGCTATCGAATTCTAGTTGACAATCCTGCAATTTATGATGGAACGCAATTATTTAGTGCAACTCATAAGAATTTACTTGCGACAGGAACTGGAATTACGAGAGACGCAATGCAGAAGATGATCACTGCTCTCGGAACACAAAAGGATGAGTTTGGAAACCCAATTATTGTTCGTCCAGGTACATTAATTGTTCCAGCAGGAATGGGATTTGATGTGGTAACGACTATCAATTCTCCAACCATTAATACTGCTGATAATCAGCAAGCCGTAAATCCACTGTTCCGATATGCATCTTCAATTCAAGTGATTGAGGATCCGACAATCAATGTTCTGAGTGGGGAATTTGGCAATATTATGCCGTGGTATCTCATCGGCAATACTAGTGATACTGACTTCATTCAAGTTGATTACTTAAATGGACAGGAAATTCCAACAATTCGTAGAATGGAAGCTCCAGGAACTCTTGGATTCATTTGGGATATCTATCTTGACTGGGGGATTTCGGTAATGGATTGGAGAGGCGCAGTTAAAAATAATGGTATTGTAGTTACTAATCCATTAGCATAAAACAAAAGGAGGTGTTAGATATGGCAATGGCAACATATTGGCAGAGGGGCGAAGCCTTAGATTATGTAAATAACAGTACAGATAAGCTCGCTGTTGGCTCAGTTGTAAAACTTGAAGGAAGAGTTGGCGTAGCTGGGGATACGATTATGCCAAGAATGAAAGGAATTCTCCATGTGTCTGGAGTATATAAATTTTCGAAGACAAGCACAAATGAAATTAAGATGGGAACCTCAGTATATTTTGATGACACAGGGATTACAGAAGCTTCAGGTGGAACACCAGCAGGTTATGCAGCTGAGACGGCCAGTGCGGATGCAAAGGAAATTCTTGTAAAGATTGGATAGGTGGCGTATGAGGAAGTTAATTGCGGTTTATCCTATTTTATACCTTGGATCTTTATATAATGTTGGTGATACTTTACCCACATTTAGTAGTGATATGGTGAATGCTTGGCTCGGTGCCAGCACAGCAGTATGGAAAGACACAGAGAAAGGAACTTCAAATCCAACTGCTCTGCCTGCTTCAGCTGAAGCGGGTTTATCTGGGAGTGTGATGTTTGGAGAGTCTGATGGTCAAGATTTAGTAGGGAAGGTACCAAAAACAGACAAGAGAAAGAAGTGATGTTATGTCTGTTTTTAAAGATATTGTAAAAAGAGATGTCCTAACTACATTTCTTAATTTGGATGAATTTGGTGAGAAACATAGCATAGATGGTAATAATTTAGTGCTAGTTTTTGATGATGTGGAGTTGGTAAAGCGAGAACAAGGTCGAGTTATCACACAAGATTATGTTGATGGGATTTATAAAGACAGAAAAATGTTTTATGTAAATGCTGACGATCTTGAAACTAAACCAAGAATTGGAAGGATTTTACTTATTGATAACAGAGCATATCGAGTTACGGATGTCACAGAGGAGAGTGGGATTCTTGCAATTACAGTGGAGGTAAATTCACATTGATTGATGTAGCGATAGAAGTCAAAGGAATTGAAGAGATTATGAAAGCCCTTGAAGGTGATGTGAGAGCTACTAAAAAAGCCTTGCGTAAAGCCATCAATGATACGGCTAAAGATGCAAAGAAATTGATTGCCCACACCGCTAATCGTGAGTATGCAGGAACTAAAATTAAACTTGGAGCATTAAATAGTGCAATGAGTATTCAGAAAGCTACGATGGATAGTCTTCAAGCGACAATTAAGGCAAAGAATCCAGCAAATGACTTGTCAGATTTTAAAGTTACAAAAGGTGGAAAGAGAAGCGGCGTGAAAGCGAAAGTTCTTAAATCAAGTAGCTTAAAACCATTACAGGTTGGGGATATTAAAGCTTTTCTTATTACTTTTGGCTCTGGTCATACAGCAGTTGTTCAGAGAGTTAGTGGAAAAAGAGCACATAGCCGAAAAGCTGGGCGGAAGCGAACGATTACTAGACATAACATGGCATTAAAGGCATTGTATTCTGTGTCTACGACTACGATGCTTGGTGGTGAACATGGGTATGGGAAAGTACAAAATGAAATCCATAATAAGTTACAACAACATATTGATCATGAAGTGATGAAGGCTCTTACAGAAGGAGGAAAATAATGGTGTCATTTGCACTTGTAGATGAATTGGCTGAAGCGTTAAAAAGCGAACTAAGGGACTTGTACTTTGAAGATGCTTTTGGCGAGAGAACGAAATTAAAAATTTATAAGCAAAATTTATCACCACAAAGTGAAGACACTGATTTTTCACCATTCCCTTATGTTATATTGAAGCTTTTAAGTGGAGTAGCACCAATAGATGAGAGAGCTAGCAACGGGGAGGGTATTCGGTTACTTATTCTTGTTGGAACAATTCATCATGAAAAATCAGGTGATGCAGCTTGTAGAGATCTGGTTGGTATCATACAAAGAATTAAAGAATTTTTACAAAGAAAAGGTGCAATAAAGCACTTTATTCTTAGTGATGATATTGAATGGGCCATTCATGAAGAAGATGAGTGGCCTTATGCGTTTGGAGGTGTAGATACAAAATGGAAAACAAGAACGATAAGAAGAGAGGACAGATTGATATAAAAACGGAAGCGTTAGATAGGTCTGATTCTCGCTTGAATAAGTCAAATTTAGAGGAATCAGATGTAGTTTATGTAGGACCAACAATCAGAAATACGGTTACCACAAACACTGTATTTAAAAGTGGTGTACCAGAGGCATTGAAAGACAAGATAAGGGAATACCCATATTTAAAAGCTCTTTTGGTTGATGTTTCTGATTATGCACTTGCGTTAGCAGAAATTCGTAATAACAATAGTGCAATGGCAACACTGTATAAAAAGGCAGTAGAGGAGGTTGAGTAATGGCATTATATAAACATGGAATTAGGGTAAATGAGGCTGCAACAGAGGTGATGAGACCGTTGAAAGGAACTGCAGGGCTACAAATTGTATTTGGCACCGCCCCAGTAAATTTAGCTGAAAATCCTATGGATACTGCAAATAAGCTATTTTACTGTGAGGATTATGCATCAGCAGTAAAGTTCTTAGGATACTCGGATGATTTTAAGAAGTATTCGCTTTGTCAATCTATGTTAGCAATGAGAACCTTGAATATTGCCCCTGTGCTTTTTGTTAATGTACTTGATCCAAAGAAACACAAAGAGACAATCACGGATCAAAGTGTTAATGTGACGAATATGAAAGCGGTTATGGATGACAAAGGAATTTTGCTTGATACGGTAGTTGTTAAAAATGCTTCTACACCGTTGGTATTAAATACTGATTATGTTTTGGCATTTGATTCTGATGGAAGATTAAATATTTCGTTGGTTTCAAGTGGATCAGCATCTGCTGCAACAACACTTACAGTGACAGCAGATAAAATAAAGCCAGACATGGTTACAGAGAGCGATGTGATTGGAGGCTATGATGTAATTGCAGGGAAAGAAACAGGTATTGAGCTGGTTCGTCAAGTGTTTTTACAATTTGGAGTTGCCCCAGGTTTATTACTTGCTCCTGGCTGGTCAGATAAACCAAATGTGGCAGCAGCACTCCAGGGAAAATGTGAGAAAATCAATGGTAAGTTTAGCTGTATGTGCTTACTTGATGTTTCTGTAACCTCAGCGGTGAAGTACACGGATGTGAAAAGGACAAAGAAAGAATTGGGGGCAACATCTCAATATGCAATTGCTTTGTGGCCAAAGGTGAAAATTGCAGGTTCGGTTATCGCATACTCAGCAGTATTTGGGGCTCTTTGTGCCTATCTTGATGCGTCAAACGACAATGTTCCAAACATATATCCATCAAATAAAGTGATTCCATCAGTAGTGAGTGGCTGTCTTGATGATGGTACAGAAGTCTATCTTGACGAGCTACAAGGCAACATATTGAATGCCGAGGGTGTCGTTACTATCATCAATCAAGTTGGGGTGAGAGCGTGGGGGAATAATACAGCAGCGTATCCAACAACAAATGACCCAAAAGACAGGTGGATTGCTGTTAGAAGAAGCTTTTGTTGGTATGAGAATGAGTTTGTTATTCGCTTTACAGAGAAAGTTGACAATCCAACAAATTACAGGTTGATAGAATCATTTATTGATGCAGAAAATATTGCGGGCAATGCTTTAGTGGCACAAGATAAGTTTGCAGGTGTAAAGTTTAGATTTGACCCAGCACAGAATCCGACATCCAAAATCTTAAATGGCGAAATTAAATTTACAGAGGCGATTGCACCATATACACCTGCGGAGTATATTGAGAACACATTTTCTTTTGACCCAACAATGATTACAACAGCACTTGGAGGAGGTAAGTAATGGATTATCCTACAACAATTAATGGTTTTAATTTATATAGTGGCGGAGATCGCTTAATTGGTGTGTCAGATGAGGTAAAAATTCCAGATTTTTCCTCGATGACTGCATCTATTACTGGGGCAGGAATCGCAGGAACAATCGATGTGCCAATTGTCGGCTTCTTTGACTCTATGGAGTTTTCAATTCCGTTTAGAACTCTAGCGGATGATACTTTTGAGGTTATGCAGCCTGACGGTCAAAAAAAGATTACACTTAGAGGTTCTATTCAAACAACAAACTTGGGCTCGGGAGACATTGACTATGTTGGAATGCGTGTAGTTGTACGTGGGTACATGAAGAGCTTTTCGCCTGGCTCGTTAAAGGTGTCTGATGCTATGAGCTCTGAAATTACACTTTCCGTAACTTATATGCTGATTGAAGTAGATGGAGATACGAAAGTTGAGCTTGATAAGTTTAACTCAAAATTTGTTGTAAATGGCAAGGATATGATGGCTAAGAGCCGAGCATATATGTAAATGGGGGTGTGTAACATGATTGAAGATGTAATGACAACAATGGCGAAAGAACAAGAAGTATCAATGGTTGAGGCAAAAGAGACGACAGTTATTGATAGTGCAAGAACATTTGAGTTTTCGAAACCTTATACTTTTGAAAGAAAGATTTATGAGTGTATTTCACTTGATGGACTTGATAGTTTAACCACAAAAGATATGATTGAAGCTGAGAAGTATACTGTAAGAAATGGGATGTATTCTGCAACACCTGAAATGACTATGTCTTATGCGATGTATATCGCTTCTAAGGCGTCGAAGTTACCAATTGAGTTTTTTATGACTTTGCCCCAAAAGGAAGCATTAAGCTTAAAGAATAAGATTATGGGTTTTATTTACAATATGGATTAAGTCATACTGAGGGAAGAAAGTGGCGTAAGACTTGCATACAACTCTCAATGAGATTACAGACAGGCTTAGATTATTTTCTAGGTTTGTCTGTTTTTGACCTAAGTGAGTTAATTGAAGACATGGCGGAGGTGATCAAGGGTGGCCAGTAGAAAAGAATA